ATCGTTCCAACCTTCTTGTATCTCCTTGTCCTTTCGTCCTCAATTTGCTGATTAAGAACCGATTGATAAAAAGGGTCATCCGCCTTGTCGCCTAAATTAGTAATACCTCGTTGACGCATACGTTCCATATCCTCGTCAATCTTACCATATTGAGCTTCCAAACGGCTTTGAGCGTCGGAACGTCGGGCATCGTAACGTGCCGATATATCCCGGTTCATCGCTTCCCTTTGGGATTGTGATACTAAATCTAAAGCAGCACGATTCGTCGTAGAAACAACACTATTTCTTTGTTCTGCTATTTCTCTTCGAATATCGTCAATCAAGCGGTCACTAGGCGGCAACGGCTGTCGTGAAGCGTCTGGCTCCCTACCCGGCACATCAACGTCTGGAGTGTTAGAAACATTCTCCAACTCGTCTCGCAGCCCTTGGGCATTTCCTCTTATGTTAACTGTTACGTCCATATTTGTTATTCGTCAAATTTTTCCAAATCTATCTTTTCGTAATCTTCGTCAATTTCTTCTTGGGACATCGGTATACTCTTCTTCATACCCAACTGGGAATCTATGTACGCTTCCATCTCTTCGTCCTCCTCACACATTTCTTTAGATATAATCCGACTCACCAAAAGCGATTCTTGATAATCTATGGCCATGTCTATAAAGTTCATAGCCCGGTGTTGAGGAGAACCGAAGGGAATATTGTATTTCTTTCTCCACCATAGGTCTACCGTGAAACGTGACCATTCGAAGATGAAATCATCAATCCTCTTGGTTAGAGGCACTTTCCTTGACTTCTCCATCACTTTCTCCTATCTTGTAGAGGTCTTTCAACAATTCGTTGTACCACGGTGCTACGTGCTGCTTATATGCCTTTACGACAGGCACCATATCTTCTGGTGAAAGTTCGGCTAAAGTTTTAACTCCCAATATACGACGAATCTTGGGACACATCGTTTCAAAGAACGCAATAGCGTCTACCATATCCAGAGCAAAAAACATACTCTTAACTCCGGAAGCAGACATTGTCCCGTAGCGGTTCCCGGTTAAGGATTGTTTCAAACTCTCCATGTCTATCATCTGACCTACATTGGGGAATGTTACTGTAATTTTGTTACTCTCAAAATCAAAAGTTTTCTGTCTTTGCAAAGTTTCCATTTCTTTTTACAATTTAATTAAACAAATAAAGGAGTACGGTGTTTTGCCGTACCCCTTTATATAATTGATATTCCAAACGTTTTTGTTTATTCGTTGTAAAGAATTGGGTCTGTATATTCAAACTCCGTATCTCTACCAGAAATTTGTCCCTCCTGAACGTCAAAGCCTTCACGTGTAGCAAAAGCTCCGGAAACTTTCGCAAAAGTTTCGTATTTAGTTGAAACCAAACCGCTTTCCAAATCAATTTCTCCGTCTTTGACTTTCTTCAAGATAGCAATTTCCAATCCGGCTTCTTGCATAAGAATAGCGTTCGCCCATTCTTCGATAGTCCCCGCATTACGGAAAGTACCAATCTTTGACTTGTTAGCCAAGAGATTGAAATTGATAGTATAAGAAGAACAACTGATGTTCCCTGTCCATTCCAGTGCCGGAAGTTCCTCCGGGTTCAAACGCCCCAAACCTGTAACTCGTCCACGACGAATACTTTCAGTGATTCGGACATTTTTCATCTTTCCGACTGTTACGCTGTTGATTTGAATAATCGCCAACGGTGCCGTCATTACTCTTTCATTCTTTGCCATATCACAAATGTTTTAAGATTAAACAGTAATATTAAAATCCAAAATGTTACCAACAAAGAAAGTCTTGTTAACCGGAAGGTTGGGAACAAAATCATACGTGATAAAGTAGTCGCTATTCTTCGCCGTTACTTTAACATTTTTCCAAGAGATAAGCAAATTATCATTGCCTGGGTACGCAACCAAACTCTGAAGCTTGGTTTCAGTGAAGTTCTTAACGGATTGAGGGCTACTCTGCGCTGCCGTTGTTCCGGTAAAACGAATCTGACCTTCAAGAATCAATTCCTTGTTAAGTTGGGCTTTAATCAACTCAACGGAAAGTTCGAAGCTCTGACCGTCGTCCGCAATAGTTTTCTTGTTAGCCAAGAGAGTGGTAATACCTTGGTTTACGCACCAATAGCCGGAAACGTTACGAACATGGAGAATACCTGCCTGAAGAGCTTTAACACGTTCCTTCTGTTTGAGGTCGTAGACGAAGTTCTGGTAACCAACTCGTTTGAAAGTCAAAGGAGTTTGAGCCGCCATACCTGCGTTTAGCCCTACGATAGCCGCAGCCAAATAGATAGTCGGAAGATTCTTTGTACCGTTTTGGTCTTTACGTTCTACTTGAGGAGCACCGTGTACGCAAACAACCTGACCGCTGTTATAGTACTTCGCAATAGATTCAGAAGAGTTACTTTCACCGAACAAGTCTGTGTCGTCCTCTCCTCCCGGAACTACCATGAACTCGGTAAACTTCGCCGTTTGTTTCAAGAAGGTAAAGAGTTT